CTCTTTGAAGGAACCTCCCCGGATTCGCTTGTATGCTTAAATATTCCACCATTTTTGATCTTGTAAGCTGTGAATGGAAGATACTCAACCATTGCGTAAAAAATCAACATATCTTGAACGTAGCTATTCACCAAAGTTTGATATGCTCCTGACAAACTGCCTGCAATTATGTCTGCTGAAATCTTGTTATAAAGTTTTGTTCCAAGAAAGTTCTGAATATGAATCTCTTGAGCAATCTTTATGTAATGAATGAAATCATCAGTATCAACGTTGCCATCAATAATTGAGTTCTTAACTAAATCCGATCTTTTAATAAATAATGCTGTTGCCATTATGGTCTCCAATTTGGGTGATGTCCTTGATCCGGCATATCAATTGGTGCAACTGAAACTTCTGTAGGTTGTTTCGGAAGTTTGAATCCTTCTCGCACAGCTTGATTTACGTTCACAAACTTTGTTCCTGTCAATGGACTTCCTCCATAGGGAGATCCATCAATTTTTTTTCTTTTCTTATATATTCTTCTTTCCCATCTATGATGACAATTCACACCACCTTTGTACTTGAATATTGAGTAAGGCTCCCCTTTATGTCCGTGGCTTTTATTGACACCATCTTTTTGCATTCTGATAATATCTTCCTTTCGGTACAACTTGCCCATTCTCAACATTCTTGAACAAAACAATCTGCTGTCACTCTTTGGGCTTCTCTTTGTTCCTTTCACATACTTATAACGCACCTTGTAGAATTTGTCATCAATTTCTGACTTTTGATTTGCAGATAATTTT